CTACGCCACAATGTTTACAGATTTTCATAGAATACTCCTTTTATTGAGTATTTATAAAACTGTAGCGTTAGACCCTATCGCTACTTGAATAGATAACGGCTTTCGTACTGCGAGGGTGCCGTCAACCCTACCCAACGTATCCCGAAGGATGCTCGGCGTACTAAATGGTGGAGGAGTTTCATACCTTAATACTTTATATCTCTCCCCAAGCCCGTATGTCAGGCACCCACATTGTCAAGAGGTGGGCTGTTATAATGGCGATCTTGGCGAGGCTCAAACTCGCTTCTCCTCTTAGACAGAGAGGTGTGATATCCATTCACTACAAGACCTTAATTGGTGTGCCAGAAGAGAATTGAACTCTTGACCGTCGGTTTAAGAGACCGCTGCTCTACCACTGAGCTACTGGCGCATATTGGAGCGGGAAATGGGGATCGAACCCACGACATTCACGTTGGCAACGTGACGCTCTACCTCTGAGCTATACCCGCATATTGGCTCCCTTAATAGGATTCGAACCTATAACGGCCTGATTAACAGTCAGGTGCCGGTACCAACCCGGCTCCAAGGGAATAAAACTTATCACTTCCGCGACACACCAGCTAGTTTAGTTCGATAAGCTAGTATCGGACGCAGACGTTTCGAACCAACCTGTCGTCCTGTCTGGTGTGTCTCGGAAGAGATAACTTTCGTTATCTCCGGAACTTAACAATGTAAATCAGCAGACCGTCATTCCTTGAGATCACTAAAGGATCGACTACGCGGCTCCTGATTAAAAGAGCCAGTAGCAAAGACAACGGTATCATCGGGAGCAATCTCCCGTTTAGCACGTAGATCCCATCCCGGATGGATGAAATCTGGTAGTCCGAAAATGCGACAAGCCCGAAGGTATTCGTCGCCCTTAAACCCTACGAAGTGAAGCATTCTGTCACCTCTCAATCTCTCACATACTATAGATAATGCCTGCAAGTCTGTTTTTCAATGTTTTGTTTTGCATAGCTGCTATGTTTTTTTTGCATAGCTGGAAAAGAAGAACCCCGAGGCTTTCGCTCCGGGGTTCTGAGAATCTAAGTCTGATATGAGACTTATTACACAGCACCCCTCAAGTCTGCCCATGATGGGCGACCTTCGAATTGATTATTTGTAATCGGGCAATAATGCTGTTTCATTTTCCTGTTTCTCTTAAACTGTATTCTATTTATATCACATTTGGACTGGATTGTCAACTAATCAATAATTTTTTTAATTCTTAATTTGTCGCCTAGCTTTTCTCTTCCATCAAATGCATGATCGGTATTTGGACCATTAGCATCGACATAATGAAGAAATACCTGTGTCTGCCATTTGCCTTTATATTCTTGTCTCCAATGCCAAAGATCAATGCCCCTATAGATGAGGGCTCCACCAACATCAATTACCTGTCTATGAATGTTTGTATATCCGTCAACTCTAGAAAAGAAGAAAGGCCATATTTCAGAATTTTTCTCATGACCCAAAGTTATAGTCAATGATATTTCACAACTGGGTCTATCTCTATGAAGCATTAGAGTTTCATTGGTCCGATAGAGTCTTGCATAAGTATATGTCGGCAATAAAGACATATTTAACAGGTTAGACAGCTTTGGTCGACTAACCTCTAGAAAAGTGTCCATAGTAGGATCACCATATATACCAGAAGAAAAAGGACATTGCCGATCGGTTTTCATTTTGCCCTCATCGTTCAGAGCAAACATATGTCTTGTTAACGCATCGCATTCAAATTTATCAACAAACTTTGGGATATATGCCCAACCATGTTTTGCAAAATGTTGCTCTACGTTTAATCCGTATTCTCTTTGATCTAGTGTATCGCTCATTTTATACCCTTTTATTCTTATTTATAAGAAATATAAAATGGTGTGAGTAGAGGGACTTGAACCCCCATGCTTACGCGGTGGATTTTGAGACCACTGTGTCTACCGTTTCACCATACTCACTTTGTCTCCCACATATTCTTCGTATACCCAACCCTTTCGGATCCATGACATGTTACGAACAATTCGCAGCATATCAGTAATATCACAAACTCTAAACCCTTCTTCTCCAAACTGATGAGGACCCGTTTCTTGATTAAGAGATATTAGATGTTTTGCATTCTTCTTAATCAAATCCAGATAATTAGTGGCACTTTCTCTACTCATCTCAATAAAACTATCAGCGTTGAGCACAAGATCATAATCTCCTGTGAAATCGCCAGTTGGCATAAAAGTAATACCATTGTATCGACTGAGGTTAGTACCAAGAAAATACATCTGCAATGTCGAAATGCTCGGCAAATCTACAATCGTTAAGTTTCGATAACCCAATCTATGTAGATAGAACGCTAGATGACCAACGCCACCACCAATCTCACAAATCCGAATGTTTTTATCTGGATACTTGTCTGCTACTGTTAGCGCCAAGTATAAGGCAAACATATCTCTTTGACTATATAGTCCAAATTCTGTTTGGATGCCTAGATTATCGCCTGCGTATTTTGGAGCAGAGATATCAAAAGCATATGTTTTGGCAATCAAATCTAGAAAGAATTCTGGCTTCTTGTCCATGAAGACTTTAAAAGTAGGATCTTCTGGATTGAAGCATGGTATTAATCCAATAGCTTCGGCAATAGATACTAGCTTATCAAAGACGCCAAACACAAACATGGTTCTTTCATGCTTGTTTTTTTTATAGAAATCGTATAACAAGTCTCCGCCAAAAATGCCTCGCGTGAGCGAGGAACTACACATATTTCTCAGCGTCTCATGAAGTTCCGGAAACTTCTTATCGATAAGATCCATGCCATAATCTCTATGTGTTGTGATGATTGGCGCCCATGTAATAGGATCTGCGCCATTAATGATACTCTCTTTCAACATTCGTGCATAGAAATAGTCGCAAATGTCGTTTAGAAGACCCTCATCACACTTTTGGGTTGGCTTTCCCCAACCCTCTTTATAGTTGAGGCCACTCTCATAATAATGATTGTGCATCAAACAATCAAGATAATTTATCTTCATATCATTCACTCAAATTGGTTGGCGTGCTAGGTTTCGATCCTAGTCGAGAACAGTCATCTACTGCTAAAGGGTTTATAAGGCCCTCTTGTGTACCAACACCCACGCCATTAATCACTGTAGATTGTTTCAGTCCACATGTGTAATACGGACAATTCAAAAGAGCATTGATATAATCATCTCCTTTGAAAGTCTTCTTACATTTAGGACACTTTACTTTCATTTATCTTTTTAATACCATTCACATAGTTCTCTGCGGCATCTTCATGATATCGAAGTGTATGGAATGCATATGATTCCGTAGCAATAATGTTATCGCCTTTATAGAAATCGATCTCATATAGAGGAGTCGACCTATTACGCGAAGTAGACCTATTGTTACGGATCACAGCCTTTAATTTTCCATCTTCAGAAACATATTCTGCCACTATTTCTACAGGAGTATTTGGCTTTTTGTTTTTAAAATTTTCCATTTTTCCTCACTATTTGGTGCGCCCACCAGGATTCGAACCCGGAACCAGACGGTTATGAGCCGTCAGCTCTAACCATTGAGCTATAGGCGCTTGATTGGTGTCCCCTGCCAGACTCGAACTGGCACTCCGAAGAAGCAGATTTTAAGTCTGCCGTGGCTACCGATTACACCAAGGGGACATGGCGACTCCTGCACGATTCGAACGTGCGACCCGCAGCTTAGAAGGCTGCTGCTCTATCCACTGAGCTAAGGAGCCAGTTTTTTATTTATGCTACATCCTCAAGAATATAACCCTTGACATAACATCCGTCAAGAAACTTATGGCCAACATAGTGAGCATCATCCGAATTACGATAGAACTGTTCCCACACACAATCGTCTTCTTCAAAACAGTATAGCATGAATCCAGCACGATTGTCAAGAACATAAAAATCTACATCATAAGACCTAACCATTACGCGACCTCGCGAAGCTTAATACCAGTGACCCGTTCAAACGCGATAACAGAAACGGGGTACTGAGGATTGCCAGTGTATAAACGAAAAGTATCTTTATGATCATGTCGCTCACTTTTGATTACCCTTCCCGACTTGATGGAGACACTGTGCCGTGCGCCGTACTTGTATTCCGTACGGACATGAACCAGATCACCGACTTGAATATTCCGTTGCTTTGTCATCATGTTTATATATTAGCATTATCCAGCGGTTTTGTCAAGCTTCTTGAAACGCATCAATTTTCCACCGATGTAAAGTTTTCCGTTCTTGAACTTTACCTTTTCCGATTTCAACATCACCTGATAGAACAGGTAGAGCGAACGGTCACGACCATAAGCTTCCACTTCCCAAGGCCAGTTAAGGTAATCTTCCATTGAGTTAGTCAGCTTGAAGGTCTTTCCCTGCCACTTTGCGGTGATCAACTCGGAAGACAACTCGCCACGGGCATACTGCTTCACATGCACCATCTCATGCGCGAGGCACTGGAGCATCTTATACCGCTGCATTCCTGGACGAATACCAATCTCAAAGGAACGAGGGCGCCGTTCAGCATCAAGAGGATTACAACAACCCTCATTTTTTCCCTGATCCTCGATACGGATTTCGAAATCAAGGTTCTTGGCTAAACGCTCACCCATAACATAGTTGGCAAAGAATGCGGTAGCGAACTTGATTTCGGCCTTACACATATGCTTAGCCTTGCCGATGATCTTAATGTCCATTAGTTTTAGTCCTCAATTGTAATTGCATCAATACCGAACTCTTCCCAGTCCATGTACCATGAATTACTTTCTTTCATCTTTGTAATTTTTCTCTCGGCGCCTTCTCTCGTTTTGTAGTAGCCGAGAATTTTGATATCGGATCTAGAAGCCCAATCAAATCGAGCCGTTAGACCAACCGCAGCATAAACTTTCATTTACTTTGCCTTTATCATCGCCATGAAGTCCGCGACCTCATCAGCCTTAACCCAACCCTTGACCTTACCATTTTCGGTGTCAAAGTAATACCAGTTGTCATCCTTGTCCCAAGCGGCAATCTCAGCATCAACACTCTGGCCGTGATGATCACGATCCGAGATATAGTTGCCCTTGCCGAATTGAACCGAGACAGTCCAACCGTTTGCGAAGGTCATGTGAAAGCCATTCATATAGGCATTTCTATCGGTGCTAAACATTATTCTTCCTCACGCCAGTTGCTCCACACTACAATTCCAGTATCCATTTCAGGTTCCGCATCAACGGTAAACTGACGGATAACGAGATCACGGTAGAAAACAGAATCCGGTTCATCTCCGATGTATCGCTGTACCGCAATCATAGCGGTATCAAGGGACGAATATACACCCAAGATTATTTGGTTTTCATAGGTCGATTCGTATGCCAGAATAAACATTATTCTAATTCCCCATGCATAAGCATTGAATAGAAGCCCCAAGCCATGAAGCCGAAGCCGATGGTACCCATCACAATCTGTAAGCCAAGACCAGTCGTGGCCGAAGCGCCCAGAACCATACCGAGTAGAAATCTAAGCATTAGAGCACCCACGAATAAATAGTTGACCAGAACCAGACAAGATATGCGATTAGCGCAATAAAGAGCGAAACGCGAACAAAAATTTCAAGGGCCATTAGAGCCATCCATCCTGATAGTTGTGAGCCACATAGTCAATCGGAAGCGGAGCCTCGTCGCGCTTGATGTTTTCTTCCTCAGCGTCTTCCTGAATGTAGATCATTTCCTGAGCGCGCCATTCTTCCTCGCGCTTGATTTCGTCTTCCATCATGCGGCTGAGAAGGTCAATCTCATGTTCCAGTTCCTCATCGGACATGTCCTTGAGGTTGATGTGGCGCGGGCGACAACCCGTAACATCCTTGTACATCTCCCAAAAGAAACTTTCGTTTTCGTATCGCTTGAATTGAGCCACGGTCGTGACACCCATCTCAGCCCAGAAATCGAGTTCCTCGACATAAAGACCAGTCCAGCGGTTATCGGGATCTTCGGCTACCCAAGCCAGCTTTTCAGCATTGAGGGCAGCCAGGTGTTCAGCAAGGGTCATGGTAGTCTCCGTCATCATATACTATAGATGGGGATGGCAACCCGGAATTTCAAGGGTAGTCTTTGCATACCTGCCATGCATCCAGCGCATAGGCTAAGTCATTGATTTCTCGTCCGGCTAAGTTATTGATATCATTGGGTTCGGTCCAGACAATGGAGGAAGCGGCTGGAGCTGGTGGTTCTGGTCAGATATATCCGTACCAGTCGCTCTCCGGCCGCTTCTCCTGCCCGATCCTACCGAGTTTTAAGCTGAAATGAAGTCGGAGAAGGCGGTGTTGACGTTTCGAGACAATACAACTTCCCGTAGAATAAATGTCGGAGTGAAGCCATCAAAGGCGCCACCACCACTAAGAAACTCGGAATACTCTTCCGCCTCTTCCTCGAATGCAAAAGCTTTGATCAATTGATCGGTCTTATTTTCCATAACACACCAGATGAAATCATCATTAACAGCCAGCGGCATCACATAATAGTTATTCATCTTTCTTTCCCCAGTTGCAGGTGCAGGCTTCAAATTCCATACAAGTCTCATCTATCGGCAAATAATCCCAGTCAGGACAATAGTGACAACTATCGCCAGTCAATAGATGATCATGCCAACGAAAACAATCTTGGGCCCAGACAATGGCAAAGTCTTCCTCTGTCATTTTCTTTGGATCATCTGTACTCAGCTTTTTAAATTTGTGACGCACTTCTATCTTATCATTTGTCATACTTTGAATCCCTTGAATTTGTTTTTCCTATCATCTGGTTTATTTGTAGTGATATGTTTTGTCTGACCGCTATCAACGATATCCATCTGAGCAGAATTTTCTACATCATACAGTTTCATCTTTGCACGATCAATACCCAATACAAATCTCTTATTCATTGTAGGATCATTATATCGGTTCTTCAACTGCTTTACCATAATCTGACCGAGTGCTTGTAGCTCTTCGGTAGATATTAAGGCAAACATGAAGTCAGCCGTTGCAGGTAGACCAAATGATTCGGAAGTATCTTCAAGACCAACATCGGAAGATGTGAAGCCGCTTCTGGTTGTCTGTGTCGCTGAAACAACTGGCACTTCAAATTCCACAGCAAGACCGCGCAACTCTTCTGCGATTGACTTAATGTATGTATATGAATTGATATTGGAACCAGGCTTCACGCGCGAGGACATACAGATGTTAAGATAGTCTACAAAGATGATATCTGGCTTGAACGACTTCTTCAAGTTCAATTCATTCAATAGAGCTTTGAAATGCATTGAGGATGCACCGGCAGTAGGATACTCCTTAACGATCAACTTACCATTTGTTTTAGACTTGATCATACCAGCCTTCTTTTCATACATATCTTTTGATAGAGACATCAAGTCTTCAAAGGTAATGTTCATTAGATTGGCATCGATACGCTTCGCAACTTCTTCTTCGGCCAACTCAAGGGTGATATACAATACATTCTTGCCTTGGTTCAAACACGAAGCAGCAACATGACACATGAACAAAGACTTACCAACACCAGTACCAGCCAGTGCGATATTCAATGTCTTCTTTGGTAGACCATCTTTGGTAATCTTGTTAAAGAATTCGAGATCAAAGGGAATCTTCTCAAGCACACGATGGTAGTAATCATATCGCTTATCGAAATCTTCTAGATAATCGTGACCAACATTTGGATCAAACGATACAGCCAAAGCATCCGAAAGAATAGATGGAATGGCCCCCGTTGTGAGGGAACCATTCTTGTTGTTCATGATTTCGATTGAGGACATGATTGCATGATACAGGGCTTTTTCCTGACAGAACTTTTCAGTGCTATCAACAAGCCAATCAATGTTTGTATCGTCCGTGTTAGAACGAAAGTCATTGATTGTGGTATTGATACTCTTGACCTGATCTTCTTTTAGAGAAGGAAGAGAATCAACTTCAATCTGCAATGCATCATATGTTGGAGCCTTGTTATACTTAAGGACAAAGTCCTTTATCTCCTTGTAGAGAACACGATCCTCTTCTGCTGAAAAGTATTCGTCTTTAATGAATGGCAATACCTTGCGAGTATAGTCATCATTCCTCAACAAATTCCGTAGGATCGTTTTCTCTAATTGCACCATCTAACTCCGCTATATCGATAATCAATGTGTTGAGAATAAGTCCAAGATGTTGTTCGAAGTATTTGTCCTCTCGCAACTTGTCTTCCTTGAATTTACCCGATGAAAGAATTTCGTAGGAAAATCTCAGAGTGGCTGTTTCGTCCACGTTTTCACGAACACCAACATTTGTAAAACGAAATATAACACCTTTATAGGCTTCTGTCAATAGTTCAATTGCAGAAGTATCAGTATTATATACATTACTGAAACGAAAATCGATTCCTAAAATCATGCTGCGTCCTCCGCATCAGACATGACATTAGACTTGCCGTAGAGGAACTCATCCTTACACTTTTCGTCAATCTGATCAAGAATGTCCTGAGTGAAATACTTCTCTGGCTCTTTCAAAATAGCAGATTCGAATACCTTTGTTCCATTAGGAAGTTCGTAACGAGTTGATACCTTCTTGATGATACCAAACTTTTCAGCCAGATCGACAAGACCATAGTATGGATCAAGACCATCAGTATAATCTAGTAGAGTTTCTACCTTCTTATTCTCAATTGTCAGACGAGACTTCTTAAGATTGACAGTGATGATAGCACCGGTTACCTGATTATCTTTATCTTTGTCCTTCTTCTTAGACAAGAACAGAATACCAGAAGCAGCGTATTCTAGACCAGAACCACCACCCATCTTCTTGGTTGGCACATACGAACCAACAACATCATAAACATGATTAGTCACAATGAGAGGAACTTTGGCCTTGCCAAGCTTAAGAGTAAGAACACGGAATGCACCACGAACAAGCTGTGCGCGAGTCATATCGCGTGTGTCTTTACCGTCTGCAATGTCTGCCATTTCTTTATCAGTGGAAAGATTGCCAAGCGAGTCAAGGACAAAGAGCATTGGAGGACGTTCTTTGTTGGCCTTATCTTCAATATACTTGTCAAGGATCTTTACAGCCTGTGTGCGAAATTCCTGGATAGTAGCAACTGGCACGACTGCAACTCGTTTGGTGTCAACGCCTCGATCTGCCAACATCTGCTTAGATATTGCGGATTCTGATTCAAAGTAGAATACGAATCCTGTCGCGTTGTCTCTGAGGAATTGTCGGACAATGTTAATCGCATAAAAGGTCTTTCCGGTTGAAGGTTCACCTGCAAGTGCGGTAACCTTGTTAGCAGGGAGGCCGCCATATATACTACCAGAAAGCAAAGCATTGAGGCTATAGCTGCCGGTACCAATGAACCCAGTAACATCACCAGCTTCAACGCCATCTTCTGCAATTCCTGCATACTCATTATCAATCTCCTTTAATAGGGAGTTAAACATATTACTCATATTGATTCTCCAATATTATGATTATCGTCAAGATTCTCCTTGACGCCGTATTTAGCAGCGAACGATATCTTCTTCGCTGCATATCTCACCCATTTGAACTTCTATGGCCACAAGAGTTTCATGTAGGTGAGTATTCGTAATCTTATGTAAAGACATTCGAGGAACGTGAAATGATTCGCCCTTGCTAACAGTAAAGATATTACCATCAACGATAACCTTGCCTTCACCCTGCACAATCGTCCAATGCTCAGAGCGATGATTGTGATATTGTAGTGAAATGGCTTGATCAGGAAGAATGTGTAGACGCTTGACCTTGTAACCTTGATCTACATCAAGAACATGCCATTCGCCCCACGGGCGCTTCACCGATTCATATATCATTGGTTGATTCCTATCATTCGATTCATCGTAATTAGCCATTTTTTTCCAACTCTTCCATATCTAAAAACTCTATTCGCCTTGATCTACTCATCGATATGTTGAATGCTAATAGGAGCAATACCGCTAAAGGATCAAACACAAATATGAGAATTATTATAACAAATCTGACGGCTTTGTCAAGCAATTGTTGGTCATCTGACCCATAGATAAGTTCAGCAACATATTTTAGTGGGCCAACTTCCGCTTCAATCTTCTTTTGATTGGATTGTAGCTTGATTCTATCAGCCTTTAATTTACCGATCTTATCAATCTCGGTTCTCTTTTCATCCACAAGAGTTTGTCTTGTTTCTTTCTGTTGCTTTGCCGCTTGTAGGGAAGATTTAGTCTGCCCCTTTTCAATCATCTTTGAAATGGAATCATCTATGACCTTTATCTGTTTATCCAAATCTGCGATGCGTTCCTCTTGGAACTTTATATCGTTATCGACAATTTCGATTTGATCACTTACACCAGTGTTCATTGTTAGTGTCTGTTCTATGTGCGCTCTTGATAAAAAGCCAAAGATTCCCATGCTTGTTATCAGCATGAGAACCACTATTGCTATTGTGAGATATGACTTGATTAGAAACGGTGTTTGTTTCCAGTTATTGTATAGCCATGATACTGCGACGAGTTTGCCAAATTCAAGTGAAGTGCCCATAATGACCACGGGCCAAAATGCTCCTGCAAAGATTGCAGTAAGACCTATGATTGAGTAATAGGCAGCAACGCCTGATATGATTAGTCCTGTAAGAAAGACCAGATAGTTTAAGAAATGTTGTTTCATCTCTTATTTATGAGAAGAAGTCCTCTAATGAACTGACCTGTTCTGTCTTCCAACCAATGCTATCAAGGATGATCTTCAATGGTTCCACAAAAGACTTCTCGAATTGTGTGTCATGGTCGATATACGATTTCAATTCAAATTCATCTGGCAGCGATTGCGGGAAAGCAATCACATTCGAATGAAGAGGATTTGGTTCTTTCAAGAAGAGGAACTTGATCTTCTCGCCTTCTTTTATAAGAGGCAACTTCTTGTCTAGATTATTGATAACGACAAAGGCATTATACAGCAATGAACCCCTCACATGAATTGGACAACCTTTGCCATACACCATGTCCACATCTGAAAACTTTGCAAGACCATTCACACCGCGAGGGAATGAAATGTCAGCAATAGCTTGATGACGGAATTCTTGACGCCAAGTCTCGACCATGCTGATCATATCGTCCTCAGTCTTGTTGAGAACAACATCGATTGCTTCCCAAAGGATCTTACGACAATAAGATGGAGTAGAAGACTTGATCATTTCAAGACCCATGATCTTTACTTTAGGATGAGTATACTCAACACCTTCGTTGTTATACACATTCAGAATGTAACGCTTCTTGGCTGTCCAGATACCCTTGTCTGCCAAAGCTTCACGCTTCATCTGCATCTTCTGTTCGTATGCGTTTACATACTCAGCAAGCTCAGAATAAGCCTTGTCAATAAACGGTTGAATCCGATCTTCACACGCCTTGTCCATGAAGGTGATGATTTCTCTTGTAGTAGCATTCGGCTTCTGCTTAACAATAGTTTCGCTGACCAATTTATCAAGCGATAGGTAAATCGAGTCCGTATCTGACGCAATGACATAATCGTGATCCTTTGTCTTGAGTAACTTGTTCAGATACTCGTTTATCTTGTTCTCTATCCATCTAATAGAAAGTTGACCGGCCGTGGTAATACCCGAGGCCTGTCTAACGTCAAAGTACCTGAAATATTGGTTGCCAAGAGCGCCGTAAGCCGAATTGAGCGAAACCTTCTTCGCAAGTTGGAGATTGTTATATCGTGCAATGCGTTTTTCAATCTCATAGCGTTTTGATGGGTCGGTCTCTTTCTCAAGTTCTTTCTTAGCCGTAATAGCCTTCTTCTTGTACGCAGAGCGGTCATTATACATTGTCTCCATAATTTCAGGCAAGAATCCATGGCGTTCTTTTGTAAAGAACTGGCCATTAGGTGTTAGTGTGCAATTTAACACTTGCAATGAGGTCGTATCAACTTTTTTATTAAGTAGATTATCCACATTTATAAAATGTGCTTGACCCATTCGACCACCCTTGATGATAACTCTATGCTCATCAGTATAATGCTCAGGCTCAATGATGGTATCAGGGCTGATATTATATTGCATGATCAAGTGTGGATACAGACTGTTTAAGTCGAATGAAGCAACCCACTTGTGAATGCCAAGAATTGGATCCTTGACGAATGCGCCAACATATGCTTCATCCTTATGGTGCTTGATGATAGGATCAACAACGATGTTCTTCTTACGAAGATGATTGTATACGATAGCATCCCACATACGCACCTGAGAGAATGCGTCCATGTAGTTTGTCTTGGAATCATACGCAAGAGTTAGAACAAGTTCAATCAGTTTGATCTTATCGTCAATCTTTTCTACCAGTTCAACGTCTTTAATGTTATACTCAATGAATAACTGATAGTTGTCCTTGTAGAGAGTATGAAGATTACCGTACTCTTCATACGAAAGCTTACGCTCACCAACTTCTACATTAGCGATAGCATCAAGCTTATATGATTCCTGAGACTGACCACCAGGAGCAAACTTCTTATACATTGCGAGATAGTCCAGAATAGCAATACCCATCAGATCATAGGCTTGTTCTTCTGCACCATTATATCCACGAATCTTACGCTCATTCACAATCATCCAAGGAGACAGACGCTTTGTTGATTCTTCACCAAGGACATTACGAATACGATTGACAAGATAAGGAATATCGAAACGCTCAACGTTCCAACCAGTAACGATATCTGGATAGTTCTCAGCCCACTCATCAATGAACCGCTTGATTAGATCAATCTCATCACGGCACTGAATATACCAAACGTCATCGCGCTTGTTATCAAACTTGCCACAACCCAGTACAATAAACTTGCCTTGATTGTTCTTGAATGTGATAGCAGTGATAGGCTCACTGGCCTGACCAGGCTCAGGGAATCCATTCTCGGATCCAACCTCGATATCGATATTGGTAACGTTAATATGACTTAGATCCCAGTCCACATCATCACTGAAATGGTCTGCGATGAAAGCATACTCATACTTTTGATTGCCATAGATTTTGAAGTTCTGTACATCTTTGTATGTTTCAACAAAGTCTTTTGTTTCACGGATGTTGCCCGGCTTCATTTCAGCCATAGCTTCACCAGAAACGGAAGAAAACCCCGTATGCTCTTTTGCGGGAACATACAGGGTTGGGAAATAATCAATCTTTCGCTTGACTTTTCTTCCGTCTTCTACACCGCGAAACAGGATACGAGAACCGTAGACCTGCACATTAGTATAGAAAGATTTCATAATTATCCTGGTAAAATAAGATTTGAAGTGGGAACAACTAGACCGCCAAACATGGAATTATACTGATTGACGAACTCTTTGATAGGTGACATTATAGCAATAATATGCGACTTGTCAAGTGTTACCGTCTTGTCATCACTAAAATCTGCCCAAGGCGCAAAGCCAACATTTGGAGTCTTTGGATCAAGCTTGTTCGGCATCACAACAACACGAACGGCGTTCTTGATTAGGATCTTATCACTGACGATACTATCCGAAACTTCAGCCAACACTTCCTCACCAGTGATGAGCTTTAAAAGCTTTACATTGTCAGCCATTATTCCAACTCCCCAACATAATCAAACACACCAACAGTCATCCACTTAGTCGGGATGTAAGTCAGATTAGAACCCGACTCGGACTTATAGACATACTTGTTATCGTAGTCCATAACCTTAGCAAGCTTTTCCCACTTACCATCATAGGCCCGCTGCTTAAACATAGTTTCAAGAATATTCATAGTCTCTCCTCAATTAAATTTTACGCCGCTCATCTTTTCTTCGGTGGTAACGAATATCATTCGTTCGCTATCATCAGTATAGTATACAGGGTTTAATCCCGCTTGTCTATAATCTTCTGCATATTTTAGTGCTATATGGAAATTGCTGTCGGGGCCGGATATTTCTGCTGCTTGTTTAATAATTTCTTCGGAAATAGTTTGATAAGTCATAGTTCTATTCCTTCTAAAGGGTTACCATACTCCGTCTTCTATTACCCACGCGCGACCATTCTCTATAAGTTTGCCAATACAATCATCACAAACATTACCTGTCTTATATTTATCCTTCTTCAAGGCAAACTTTTGCATATCGTAGAAAGAACCATACTGAGCAATGATATAAAAATTTCCATTCATTAGATAGAGAGTTGCGGCACACCCATGACTATGTTCCATGTTTTGCTTTGTTGAGGAATAGAACTCTTGTTCACAGGTGTTACACTTCATCAGTCCCAGAGCCCCCGATAATATTTGCCAAAGAGACGAAAGCCGTTTGCGATACGATCATGAATTACCTTGCGTTCTGCAAACTTTACATCATCCCAACCTTCAGGTTCGCGCTTGTAGATATTCAAGTCCCAATCTTCATCAAGCTCTTTTTCAAAGGCATAGACCATTTCATCCATGACCCAATCCCAACGCTTATGATGGTTGCTGTCGGTATCCCATTCATACTCTTTTGGTTCAGCATCAGTAGAACGAAGGTGCTCAGGCACATCTTCATCATCAACAGACGGAGAACCGTGTTTGGTAGCCTTGAGTTGCTTCAACATTGGAAGAACAATAAGAGCGAGAGTATGATCCATATTCCAAGTATCATACTTGTCAATACGAACCTTGACCTTGCGTTCCTTCTTACTGTGTATCCAATCACAGAAATTGCCAACCCATGTATCAGCGAGCCATTCACCAAAATTATGAACACGCTCGTCCTCATCCTTGTCCATCCAGAACAGTAGCTTTTCAGCAATCTGGTATGGGCCGATCCAATCACGATATGGGCCGATGTAGACTTTCATTCTTTAATTTCCTGCTCTTCAATGACCTTATTGGCAGATTCAATCAGAGTAGCTAAAATACCCTTTCGTGCAAAAACTAAAAGGGTATCATAATCCATAGTTACGGTAATAGTTGCACTACCATCTTCATTCTCGATGAACTCGTCTAAGGTAAAGTTATTCATTATGTCGCGCTACCTGACTTTCCAATAACCTTGAGTAGAGTATCGGAAGTAGCCGATTGACAGATATAAAGTACTTTGCCAGAGTTGGTACCAAGCTCAAGCTGCTTCTGATTTATGATTGCCATACCAGATTCGTTGCAGGACTTTTCGTTGTTATATTCGGAAGAATTGGGGAATTGAACTTCGGCATAAACATCACCGTTGCTCATAACAGTAGTTAAAACGATAAACCAGATCATGTTATACCTCATAATAAATGGAGCGGAGTACGAGATTCGAACTCGTTTCATTAGCTTGGAAGGCTAAGGCACAACCCATATACCAACCCCGCATTGTTTGTATTTAGTTTACTTTTCGATGATAACGTCCATTTCAGATTTACCAACTAGACGATAGCCTATATCATAGAACTTTAAAAGCAAGTTGTCAAGAAATACTTTATTGCCAAGTACAGCCTGATTCTCAAATCTGATCGTAGTGATCTTCATTCCATTCTTAATAGAAGTTAATACATCAGGCATAATAAACTCTTCATGTCCTTCAGTATCAATCTTAAGATAGTTTATAGATGTTATATTATGTTTGTTGCACAGCATATCAAAGGTAATGACATTCACTGTCTTAGAGTGAATTAGATTTGGATCAAGATCCATTTCTCGTAAAACTCTTTCTACCGTTGAATGTTTCTTATCTATACTAGAGCATCCTTTGATATACCAAGGAAGATTATGCTTTTCACAAATTTCTCCGGGCACATAGTATACAGTGCAAGTGCCTGTCCTATTACTTATAGCAGCACATTCAAGTGTCACATTTGAATGATTCTTATAATGATCCAGATAAAAGTCTAGAGGATCAACGAATAGAAAATTGTAATCTTGAGGATTTGAACTATGATCAAAGCTTGTATCAAAGTCACATGTTCCTATGTCAACATAGTCGAAATGCATTTAAACCTCTAACTTAGAAATACCAATCAGTTCAGGAAACTTTCTCTCAAGGAGAATAAGTGCTTCCTTCTTATCACCACGATTCCAATGATATTCAACTTCAATGATATCATGCTGTTGTTCACTAACAACAAAGAAACCTCGAGATTCAATTTCCTCAATCAAATCTTCTTCATCTAGGTCACCAAAATCAACGTCAACATAAACAGTCTGTTCAAAAGTAGGCATTTGTTCCTCTGTGTGTTTGTCAGTATGGATATCTTAACATATCTAGCACAAATGTCAAGACTCTTTTCGCTCTTCCGCTGTATAAAAATCAAAACGATGATGGAATATAGGAGTCAATGCGAGTACAGCCGCTTTGATTTTTCCTTGCTTTTGCATCTGGAAAACATGACTCATCCAAGTCTGCTCATAAGGATGCGCCCATTTCGTATCAAGGAAAACTTTTTTGTTTCCTATTCTAGAGAACCACAGCGGCCAGTTGCAGTAGTAATAATTGCCTTCATAATATTTAACGTCTTTATATCTCTTTTCTTGTACAACTTCGATCTTTGGTGGATCTGGATCTAATCCTTGCTCGGGTAGTTGAGGCTTGTCTGGAAAATACTGTTCTCTTATCGATTGTGGAACATTATACCATGCCCACTGTGTTCCATTGTTTCCATAAAACTCGGAATAAGATAGTTTAAGATAGTCATACTTGTTTCGGTGTATAATTTCTAGTGACTTTAGATAGAGACTGTCGATATGTCTTCTATGACCTTGATTGCATAACTCGTCTGTAGGATCATGTAGCGTCATATCATCTTCTAGAAAAATATAGTATTCAGAATCACTCTCGTTAAAATGTTCGGCTATAAATTGTCTAGCTCCACAGATGCCCAGATTGACCTCTTTCTTTATATGTTCAAATCCATATTCTTCGCACATCTTACTATACAAAGGATAAGTATTTGTCTCTGTTGAATTATCAATTAGAATCTTTCTGGTGCGATGAATAAAATCCGGATCATTCTTCTCATAAGACTTGATCAAAGCTTCAAACTGTTGAGGACTATTGAACGTTAGCACATATAATGAAGTCTTTAAGTCTTCGGCAGTTTTCTTTTTATCCCACGGAATAAGTTCAGCATTAGATACTGTTCTCTTCTCTACTTTATCTAAAGATTCAAAGAACGGATATACAAGTCCATTATTCTCTAACTCAAATCGATGTGTCTCGTTTGGATTAAGATACGTGAGGATTGTATGAATATTCTCTTCAGTTCCCATGTAGTCAAGTTTAAGGGTGTTATTAAGTTTCAAATAATACTCAGAGTTAAATTTTCTGATTCTATCTTTGTGTCCACCAAAGAAACCACCTCGACAAACATATTCTGTCTTGTCTACTTCACAGAATTCAGCGAACTTTGAACTCTCAAATCCATGCACTTCATTATCATTCTGATATGGAAAAGAAAGAAACAGCATCTTGTTTCTTATGGACTTCATATAGTCTTCAAGAGAAGACATTTTTTCTAGATAGGAAAGACCAACTGTATTTGTTAATCCGCCATCAATCCAGAAGAAATAATCTGTGTTCAAAAGATTTCTAATTGAGGAATCATGAACGAAAAAGAACTTCGACATAACAATTGGATTATAGTATTCAAGTTTAGCTTGTGGAGAATTTTCTAGCCAACTTGCTCTAGTGCGCCAGGAATCCATTGTTCTTATTCTTTGAACATCATCAAAGAAGTCGAATCCAATCTTGATGTCCTCTAGTTCTTTTACTGTAATTCTCGTATTAAGATTGGAACGTCTAGCTTCAACAAAAGGAACAAGTTCACTGGGAACATAGATATGCATGTTGAAATCTAGACTCAGAAGCTTGCCAAAGTTTTCCAAGTAATGATCAAACGATCTATTGAAGTCTGTTAGATTTCCTCTTTTAATATCCCACAGACCTGTTACCAAGGTAAAGTTTGGCATCTTTCCGATTGTTTTTGGCACATAAGGTTTCACATCGATAGTTTTGCGCTTAGTTCTACTATAAGAAGGATCCAATTCTTTCTTCTTAGTCTTACATACCCACACGATAGATTGAAACTCGTCTTCCATTACGGGCTTTAGTTCGTTTAAAAAACAAGCGGCTGTGATATCGTCTTCTATGATCTCACACCAATTCCAAATTTTATTTCTTATGTTTTCTTTAAAATAAGTATTAGACTTTGAATAATCATGCGCCATGATATAATCGTCGCGCTTTAAGTAGTTCGATAATTGATTGAACTCTGTTATTTTATAACCACCATCGCAAAGAACAAGGGTTGTTCCTGGACTTTGAATGAAGTCTATTACCTCATTGTCTGTCTTGAAGATATAGTTTTCATCGAAGATATTTTCAACTTTTGAATCAATACCATTATTACGAAGAGTTTCGTATTCAGGACGAGAATGAATATCGTATGTTCTGACAGAACAAGAAAGGTCTAAACTTTTTATGATGTTTTGAAGAGCTAGTGTTAGTCCACCGCCAGCAGTGCCAATTTCTACTATTCGATTTGGACGTACCTCACGCAAAAACTTTTCAAACACAGAATAGAAATTCTCATGTTGCATCGCGGTTAATCCTTCGTAGACGATATAACCGGTCATTTCAACATCACTCATTATTATCTACCCCTGCCTGTTGGCCTCACGTTTGGCTTTTGTACGCGCCCTTGCTGTTTGGGCGATTTCGATTTTGCGTTCTCTTGTTGCATAGAGCCATTCGGTAATTTCTGACGCCGTGCGGCCGCAGCCTCTGCAAGTCTTTTCTTCGTCGCTTCTATATGATCCTTCACTGTCATATTCACATACCTTTGTACAAATTGAGTTTGTCATACCTTGTCTACTAAATTTCTGATTGAAGCGTAAAGCTGTCCTGGGCTTTCATACTTCTCAAATATATAGTTTGATTTTTTTGGAATACCCATTGTGAAACAGTCTGATTCCTGATGACCAAATGCATAGAACGTCATAACTTTATTATTCAAGTTTTCACCAGTAGATGCATAGCAGAATGGCCCAGAGTTACGACCTATAACAAGATCACAGAATTTGGAAAGATATGCAATCTCATTCAGATCACATCTATCAGACTTAATGATATCTCCAGTGTAGATCACATTAGACGCCATGTTATCCAGCCTGTGTGTTGTAAGAAATACAATGTCTTCGTTCTGCGCTGCAAGAGGCTCAATTATCTCCCTCATATCGCCATTGTATTCACATTGTCCTGACATAGCTGGGCCATTACAAAACAATATCTTCGGCCTTGCTTCACCGTCAACGAAAGAACGAACATTGGCTAGATCATACTTGGTATAATCAACATACGGCAAGTAGTTTTCTACTGAACCAAGTTTCATCTTCTTCTTAAAAGTGGTATTGATATCCTCATAGATATCTGCCCACATCTTCATATTAAAGTTGAGTGTGCATTCACCAGTATACTTATCGAAATAGGAACCAATCCAAGTGTTAACAAACAACATGTCTGGATCTTTTGGACGAAATATCTTCGTCTTATGATCTATTCCTTCAAGTCTGACAGTCTGAATTTCCAGGTCTTCAATCGCTCTAGGATCTTTATTGTGAGCATACATAACCTTTTCTTTGCCAAGATGCTTGATGACCTCGCGCACGAAGGGCTTAGAATGAAATAGATCACCATTATGATAGAAGTTGAAGAAACAAACCTTTGTCACTGGACGCCCTTATATAGCTTAACAGAATCTTCACGCAAAGATTTGCCGTGTGTAATAGCATCATCAATGATTGCATTCAATGCAGCCACAAGCTTTGGCCTCTTAACCTTGAAACAAATATCGACCTTACGCTTTAAGTCGGCCAGTTCAGCGTCAGACTTTGCTTCCTGCATAGCATCTTCAAGGTGCCATGTGCGAATGTGGAGAATAGCCAGTTTCTCCAATACTTCACCAATGCTGTCTGATGCAGCATACTCCGGAGGATCAAGCGTCATAAGTTTTTGATCTAGTGTATTGTAAACATGTTCACGGATTACAACATCAAGAATGGTAGCAAGGGTCTTATTATCCATCACAAACTCCTAATGATATTTTCAAGTATATTCATTTCTCTATCACCAACAAACTGGTTATTACCTATATAGATGCCATTTTCATGAAGAACGTCAACATTGTATGGGCCAGTCTTACATGCGATAGAATATCCTTCCATGTATGGCTGACGAAGTAAGTTGCCGCCAACGACTGGACGATATTCGATGAAGTTGTTCTTCAATTTTCTCAGTAGTGTTTCCTTGATCAAAGGAGTCTTTGCGATGAGAGGAAAGCAGAATGAGCTATTGCTTTCTTCCGCATAACCTTCACCCGGCAAATGAAACTTATCAGAGCTATAGACTTTCATGATTTCAATAAATCTACGATAGTTCTTTTGGCGCTGTTCAATAAAGCCATCAAGCTTTTTCAACTGCGATAGCCCAAGCACAGCACCAAGCTCAGTATTACGGAAGTTATAACCAGCAGTCACAAACAAAAACTGCGGATCAATCTCAGGATGAGCATCAGCATATGAGTCCGGAACCATCGATACGCGAGACATACCATGTGAACGCTTCATACGCATTAAATCATACAGGGCAAGATTATTGGTACAAACCATGCCGCCTTCAACAGTTGACATGTGATGACCAAAGTAGAAGCTGAACGTAGAACCGCTCGACTTTGAACCAATTCTATGGCCAAATATATCTTTTGCACCGTGACTTTCACACACATCTTCTAAAAAGATAGCTTTTGGAAATAAAGCTCTAAGTGCAAAAGTAGGAGCAGGAAGACCAAGAAGATGTGTCGTGAACACAATATCAATCTTATGCTTATCCGCAATCTCAGCAGCATTTTTCAAATCAAAGCTATAATCATATAAATTGATATCACAGAAGATTGGTTCCATACCAAGTTGCATTACAGGATTGATATTAGTTACCCATGTACACGCGGGTACGAGGACCTTGATCTTCTTCTTGTCCTTGAAGTAAAGTTCTTTAACAGCATCAAGCAACAGGAAGTTGGCGGTACTTCCTGAAGTAACAAATAGAGAGTGCTTAACGTCAAGCCAATCTGACCAAGCTTCTTCAAACTGTTCTACTTTTCTACCTTGAGTGAAGCGATCAGCAGTCATCACAAACTTAGCCAACTTCCAGCGGTCACACCATGTCAGTGTGTCCTTCATTAACGGCCAATCATACCCGATCATATGTACCTCTATTCTCCATGAACCAATCAATCGTGGTCTTTAGACCATCTTCAAGCGAAGTCTTTGCTTTCCAGCCAAGAGCATCCATCTTGCTAGTATCTAGGGCGCGCCGTGGTGTACCATTTGGCTGTGCAGTATCCCAGATGATTTCGCCTTTGTATCCAACAAGATCGGCAATCAACTCTGACAAATACCGAATTGACACTTCACGATTCGGTCCAATGTTTATTGGTTTAGAATCGTTGTGATTATTCATCAAGAATATTAGTCCGTCAGCCAAATCATCGGCAAAAAGAAACTCTCGCGTAGGCGTGCCGTCACCAAAGCATACTACACGGGACAAACCCTTTTCTTTCGCGTCGATAAATCGATTGATGAATGCCGGGATAACGTGACATTCATTCAGTCTAAAGTTATCGAAAATGCCATAAAGATTATTTGGCATGACGGAAACAGTTTGCATACCATATTGCTCAGTATACTTCTGGCACATGGTAAGACCAGCAATCTTCGCTAAAGCATAACCAATGTTAGTCTCTTCTAGCGGACCAGTCATTAAGTATTCTTCTTTGATTGGTACAGGTGCCATCTTTGGATAGATACATGCTGTACCAAGGAACATCAGCTTCTTGGTGCCATAAGCGCGAGCCGCGTCAATTACGTTTGTCTGTATCAATAGATTGTCACGAATGAAATCTGCTGGAAAAGCTTTGTTAAATACAATACCGCCAACCTTTGCAGCGGCAAGAAAAACGTACTCCGGCTTTTCATAATGGAAAAACTCACTAACATTCATTTGACTTCTTAAATCAGTATGAGTTGTTATGATATTATTGTAACCTTGAGCCTGCAACTGACGAATGAGTGCGGAACCTACAAGACCTTTGTGTCCTGCAATAAAGATGCTACTATTACTGTCCATTGATACACATATCCTCTACTAGCTTTTCAAATGTAAACTGTGGTCTCCAACCAAGCTTCTTCTTAGCTTTTGATGGATCACCAAGCAATGTTTCAACTTCAGCGGGACGGAAGTATTTCTCATTCACACGAACACGAACCATGCCATTTTGATCAATACCAACTTCATTTAAACCTTCGCCTTCCCATTTGATAATCATACCAAAGTATGGTGCAGCAGTCTCAACAAACTGCTTAACTGAATACTGTTCACCAGTCGCAATCACATAATCATCTGGCTCTGGTTCCTGTAACATCAGCCACATAGCCTCAACAAAGTCTTTAGCATGACCCCAATCTCTCTTCGCATTGAGATTGCCAAGTTCCATGCTCTGCTGATAGCCCATGCTAATACGAGATAGAGCCTGCACAATCTTTCTTGTTACGAATGTTTCACCGCGACGAGGAGATTCATGATTGAATAGAATGCCAGATGAGCAATGCATTCCATAAGACTCACGATAGTTCTTTACAATCCAATATCCATACAGCTTCGCAACGCCATACGGTGAGCGTGGATAGAATGGTGTTGTTTCACTCTGCGGAGTTTGTTGCACAAGACCATAAAGTTCAGATGTAGAAGCTTGATAGATGCGAACATCTTTTTCCATACCAAGAAGACGAACAGCTTCCAGAATACGGAGTGTACCAAGAGCATCAACCTGCCCTGTGTATTCTGGAATCTCGAATGATACCTTCACATGCGACTGTGCGCCGAGATTATAAATCTCAGTTGGCTTGATTTCTTGAATCAAACGAATGAGCGACGATCCGTCTGTCAAATCTCCATAGTGTAGTTTAATGCGAGGATAGATATGATCAATGCGATCAGTATTGATAGAAGATGATCGGCGAATAATACCATGCACTTCATATCCTTTTTCTAACAAAAACTCGGCCAGATACGAGCCGTCTTGTCCTGTAATGCCTGTAATTAGTGCCACAAATCTCATAGAAAATCCCTCAAGTTATCATTATCACGTTGTATATTTATTGCTTCCGCGCGCGGGTATGGATTAGACTTGTTATAGTCATTGATCAGAATGCGCTTACTATTATGTAGTCCGCTTATAAGCGCAAAATTTATAAAGCCCAACTTACGCAACATAGCGTCAGTCTGATCGTGATATTCATTTGGTCTGGCTGTAGTAAAGATAATCTGACAACCTTTATCATGATATTCTTTTATTCTATTGAAGTTTTCTGTCAAGACTTCAGGATCTGTACCATACTTGTTACTGCCATACCGAGATTGGGCCTTGATTAGAGTACCGTCGATATCACAGAACAGGACTGGCATATCATTATACTTGTGCCAGTCATCCGCAGTGCCGACATCTACGTAATTGGTTATTGGAACTTTTTTGAACATGCATCCTTGACTCATTCTATGCTGAATGATATGGGAAACAAACAACTCGCCTTCTCTATCCTTTAGTTCGTCGTAGGCTAAAAGATAATCATCAGCAGAAGCAAACTTATATCCGCCAACACAGAATGAATCAGAAACGACTTGTTTCTCAATGATATCGGTAATGATATCTTGATTATTATACTTCACAAAGCTCTTAGAAGCAAGTCTATTCAGTGTTTCATGATCAGCAATATTTGAGACACAAACATAGTTGCCAAACACAGGAACATGATCGAAGAACGAATCGCAGTCTTTAACGAGAAATTGAAAGTCATCTTTCTTAATCATCTTGATATCATTGATGGCAATCTTTACCGTTTCGGCTGGACCAGATGTTGGCTTAGGTAGAATTACAATAAAAGCATCAGGCAATTCATTACGTACAAACTCTAGAGCATTATACTTTTCAACATGTTCCTGTAAAATGACAACCGTAATATCATACTTGCCAATAAAAGGTTCAACCGCCTTAACAAGCATCATCTTGTTATCATATCCATAGTGTAGATACTTTGGCTTCACGTTTGGAAATCTGGTAGAAAGACCAGCGGCTGGCACAATCACTTCCATAATCTGTTTATCTCCTTAACAATAAAATTGTATTCTAGCGAATCTTTCTCACAATGTAAATAGACACGAAGCAGCATGAGTATCAAAAGATAATCATTATTTGCAATCGGGAATTTATTGAGAACATGTTCCTGAATGTTTAGTAGCTTCACATCAAGCATGACAGGATCACGACGAAGGAACCACTTGCATTCCAAATCTTGTCTTAGCTTCGCAATATCAAATACCCAAGAGTCATACTTCAACGTCACGGCATCGATGAAATAGAAACGACCTGAAGTATCATGGATAATGTTTTCTAGTGTCATATCTCCATGATATACCGACTTGGGCAATACCTTAGGCAGTTTGTCAATCAACTCTTCTTTGGTGAATGGAAACATACCATCTTCTATCCATGACAACATCTCATTGTACACGTTAGTATAGTCTTTGTCAACACTTTTCGATGCGAACATTGACAATGTGTTCACCAAAAACTCTCTGAGGTCTTTGATCGAATTGTTAAGAAGATAGTTTCTCATGTCGGTACCATGGATATATTCCATGTCGAGAATTGTTCCATCATAGTGATAGATTTTAGGAACATCAACATAACCAAGAAGTGCAGTCAATCTTTCATAGTTGCGATCAACGTTTTCTATCTTGCGAACAAACATATGATCTTCTGACTGCATTAAGGCCACAGTCGAACCAGAATGTCCTTTGAGTTTCTTTAAGAGTTTTTCCATAGATCCATATCATCACGAATAAGCGAATGAGGAGTACCGTTGTATTTGCCTGGCGGAAATGGATTTTTCATATCAACATATACCAAGTTTTCACTAACAAGTCCACATCTATGTAGATTAGCACTCATCATATCTTCGCCAATCATAGCACAACCGGCTTCATAATACTGACGCATATAGAGATATGTAGACATATACTCTGTCATCACAAGATTGCTACCAAAAGCAAACTGGTCATTGCCGAAGTCTCTCAGTGGTGTCATGCGACAGTTTGGAATATATAGCTTGTTCTTATCAAGTTGATCAAATGGCAGAACACCATTCAATGCATAGTCAAATCTTGTCTTCACAACCCAATCATACTTACCGTTTAGTATTTCATATTCAGTCTTCTTGATTAATGAACGAAACACCGAATAGAACATAGACGCTGTAGCATAAGGAGGCCAACCCTTTGCGTCTGGAGTATTAGTATAAATCTTGTTGTACTTTTCAGTTATATCTTCATAAGGCATTTCAGCCTGCCAACTCTTAGGCCGGTATAAATCAATAACATCATCCATTTTATAGACCTTATTGATCCATGTGTGAACAAAGATATCACAGTCATACTTGTCTAGAAGATTCTTCTTTAAATATTCGTATCCTTGCGCGTATGCGCGAGGTTGACCTGAGATACAGACTGCAATCTTCATGAGCGAACTCCCTTATATACACTCTCTAAGAACCATTGATTGAAACGATCTAGATCCCAGTTTCTCAATAGTGATTTTCTAGGAAGAGCTTCGACATTTGCCATCATTTCCCATTCGCGCATATCTTGATCGACCTCAATGATAGCATCGATAAAATTATTATCTGACACATAATTGTGACGGGAAATATAAGTACCCTCTTCAAAGTCTAATGCTACAGTCGGTGAACCCCAATAGATCGGTACGGTCTTAGCAATAAAGCCATGCATGATCTTCTCGGTGCAGTAACCGGGCCATGAGCTATTCTCAAAGCACAATGAGAAACGACACTGACGAAAGAAATCAATCTTAGACTGCACATCTCTAGGCAGAACACCACCAATGTTATTGAACAATGGACCGCCAGACATGACTGGCTTATATTCGTTCAACATGTGGAATATCTTATTACGATATTCGCCATTTGGATTGGCTGCTACGAAGCCGCAGAACCATGCTTTATCATCATACTTTACATATTCTCTAGGCAGATTCAACATATCAGGCACACCATTCTTTGTCTGCACCCAGTTATCCAATACGTATAGAGGCAGACGATAGAACTGATTACCATCCAGATGATCAAATGAGATAGCATGATGAGCCTCATAATGATATGGTCGTCTATTCTCACCAGTGAAGAATATCTTGACCACTTTATTAGGATCAAAACTTTTGTTATTCTGACCAAACGTCTCGTCACAGAAGATTAGATAATCTGGATCTGTATCATCACGTTCAATATCAAAAGTCTTAGACAACACATCAATGAAGAAATCATCAAGTGTTTTATAATAGTCTGTGAATCCCAGTCTCAGTTTCGGCTTAGTCATTGTACTTGGCTCTGATCTTCTCAGCTAGACCAGCAACGCGATCATACTGATGAACAATATAGAATGGCATATCATAACTATTGAATACGATACCCTCTTCATTGATAATAGGCTGATCAGCTAGATACTTCGTCTGATATAAAAGCTGGGCAGTAGGATCGTTTCTCTGACCAATATCGCCAGAACCGGATGCAATAGCAGGCAAAGTTGTACCAAGATTGCATGCCCAGCCCGAACCATTGCCGAAGAACTCAGTACGGTTCTTGAAAACGTCAGTATTCAGAATGAAGTTATATACAGCCTGATCAACAATAGGAATTGGACGATTGACGCTCAACTGTAAGATCATCAACATCATATCCCGCACAAGACTCATTTCTCCTGCCATCACACCAACGTTATAGATTTCCTTATCTTTGATGATATTATGGAAAAACGGACCGAATGCTTGTAGATAGTTGTTATTACCCCACGGTTCATCTTTGTATGCTAGACCTTCACCTGCTGCAATGAATCCATTGAATGTATCACCGCGCAAGAATGTCATAGGATTGCGCTGAAACACAACGTCACGAACATCGGTTGTGACAACAAACTCATATTCTTCTTTCGTAGTATTCAAGAAATTCCAGATGTGAAAGAAGCGTTCAACATGAGGCGGCATCTGACTGTTAGATGTATAATTGCCATCATTGTCTTTCTGACCATACGCTAAAATCTGCACACCCTTTTCAGCAATCTTTTCAAGTTCTGCTAATACAATGTTAGTGACAACTAGAACAATATCACCATCAAAGCCAGACTTCTTGATTGAATTGATCCAGTATTTTACATCATCGTACTTGTAGTTTGACGCTCCGCCGATGATTAGATCTTTAGCCATGGTAGTTCTCCATTATAATGTGCGAGTTGTTCTGCATTACCTTTGATGAAGAAGTCGGCATCAACCGAACCAGGATTTCCATCTAGACGATAGCAGAGAGTGTGTTTACAATTTGTATCCCACTTTGGATTTTGTGGCAATACGCTATACAGATATCTACGATCACCGCCCCAACCAGAATGCCAGAGATGACAAGTATTTTGCAAGAACTTTCTTTCAAAAGCGAATGAAGATGTATCTACGAGATATTGGGGATCGTTATGTGTGAAATAGATCGGCCACTTGCCAAGAGCTTCGCAGTTGTCATCCGCAACAAAAGACTTGTCGGGATTATAAATCTTGCGGAGAGAATGTGCGAAATCATTACCGCGATCAAGTACTTCGACAAGAGAAGATACATGATCCGGTTCATACCAATTGTCTTCATCAAGAAAGAAGATATAGTCGGCATTAAGGAGATGAGGAACACCAGCATAGATTCTGTGACCGTAGAATCCGTTTGCGCCTGTATTGTAAGGCACAATCATAGTGCGGACAGATTTTAAATTACCTTCGGGAAATCTGTTCCATGTAGAACGAAATGCTTCGTTAGTAGCATCTTCATAATCATATCCATCAACAACCACAAGATGTTCAAGATTGCCATATGTTTGCTTTTGAACGCTTTCAACAGCATCGGCTAATTTGGGAGAACCGATTGTGGGTGTGACAACGACTACGGATTTTTCAATAATGAGTTTCATAATATACCTATAAAGAAAGAAGAGGATGCTAGTATATAGCACCCTCTCCACAAAGTCAACTATTACTGAAGCGGGAT